AGACCTTAGCTTGAGGAGTACATCTTGCTCCCACCAGTACAAGGAGTTTTCGTATGGCTTGGTAAAAACTCCAGGATACTCGCCCTGATCAACGTCAAGAAACTTTCTTGCTTCTTCAATAAGGTTATCCTTCATCTGAAACAAGATGTCCCTTTTTTCTTGTGTGATCACTAACATACCTCTATCTTCGTAATCACGTTTTAGTTGTTTATTTGCATTTGTATACGGAGATCCAGATATAACTGCAACCTCGTTATTAAATGCGTTCTCACCCTCTACAATAAGAGAATGGGCGGCAGAACCAAACTGCATAGCAGGTGTAGGCTCTACCACCTCTTGCATAGCATGTAACTGCGATTGTCTAAATCTCCTTAAGACAGATGAAGACACGCCTGGTGATTGATGATAATATGCATTATCCATACCTGGAAAATATATAGTATCGCCAATAGCTACGTGCTGATGACTTTTTAGTGAATCTGGTAGTGGTGGGTTATCTATCATGATATCTCCTTTAACATTTTAATTATTTTTTTTCTTAGTAATGGCTCAAAAGCATTAACAAAATCGTTGCTGTACTTAGTTCTACCACCACATTGGTTTAGACGTTGATACACAGCTTTTTCCTGCATAGAATTGGAAATAGCTTGTAAGGTTTCGCTTACCATAGTATTAATTAATCTTTCAGTCGCATTTTGTTTTTTTTGCTCTATTAACTGATCTAACATTTGATTAATACTTTGCTTTTTAACTTTATCTTTTTCGCATTTACAGTTATTTGTCATGATGCATCCTTAGTGTTTTTAACAACTTCTTTAGCGTCTTGTATAGCAATATTCATTATATCAATTGCATCATCTATATGACCGTCTGCTTTGTATAAAAGGCCTATTGCTAACTGATTTATTAAATTGTATGTGCCAAGGATCGGATCCATCATATTTTTATCTGGGTCTGTTTGACATTTGTTAGCATAATCTTTCATAAGCTTAACGGTTAATGTAAAGGCTAAATTATGATTTTTCTTAATATACTTTTCTTGTTTAGTCATTATTAACTCCTATTAGAAATCTTATCCATTTTAGCTTGGATCTTATCAACCTCAGCCAACAAGTCTTTTATAGCCACCTTTACATCTTGAATAATGTAATTAATAGCGTCTTGTTGCTGTATCTGTTCGTGGTTTATTTTTTTAGTGTCTAAAACTATGTTTTTTAGTACACTAACCATACTGTTTGTATCTATTGACATTATTACCTCCGTCAAAATATTGTATAAGTATAAACAAAGTATAGACATATTACAATACATTCTGTAAAATTAATTAATTACATAACAATATGGAGATAATATGAGTAAAACAAATAATTTATATAGCATGATGAGATTATCATTTGATCAAGCACTTGACGATTACGAAAAGAAAAAAAATACATCTTTAGTAGATGCATATAGTAAGCGTTATAAAATTAATGTCGGTATGGAGTGTTATGATCCACACGGCGATTTAATAAACTTTTATGATGAAGATCATAGCCAGGAGAGTCCAATATGAGTAAAGATAAAGGCATACCAGGTAAATACAAAATTATGGTCATGAAAGAAGTAAAATGGGAGACTATAGCTAGATATACTGACGGCTCAGATGCTTATGAAAAAGCTAAAGAATTACAACTAAAAGGAGAAACTGTGAGAATTAAAGGTCAACAAGAGGGTAAACCTTTTGATAGTTGGAGAGGTAAGTAAATATGATTGAAGGCCTACAATTCTTCTTTTGGTTCTTCGTGGCAGTAATGGTATTACCAGCTTTGTTTATAGTATTATTTGATAGAGATTAGTTTTACAGTAAGATTCGGCCAAACATAGCTTACTGTAAGGGCGGTAAAAAACCTCTAATTATTCATTTTTATCGCCCATCTATTATTGTCAATTAATGTCAAGACTATAATGACGCTAAAAAACATGATAAAAATGGGCTTTTGACGAATATTTTATTTTTGGCATTTTTGTCATAGGCAATAAAAAAAACTATCTATATTTTTAAAATAATTCTTGACAATCTCTATCTCTATCATCTATCCTCTCAATACATATTAGGGTAATGTGGGGTAGTGTAGTATTAAAATAAGCATGACACCCTAATTTGCTAAATATGGGATTCAAGAAACATAAACTAGAATACGAACCAATCATATCTGATGAAAAAGACGTTCCTGTCGAATTTGCAAACCTAGATAATAAACTTACCAGGAGACAAAGAAACTTTGTTTGGATAGCTGTAAACAATCCTAGGCTATCTTTGGTAGAGTGTGCAAGTAAAGCTGGTTATAAAGATCCTAGACAGGCTGCAGTTAATGTATTTAAGAATGAGATAGTTAGAAAAGAATATAACTTTTTGACTAATGAAGTAAAGAAAAAATATGAACTTAATTACGATAGGGCAGTCCAGGACTTGTACGACATAAGAGATAAGGCTCTAGCGGCAGGTTCTTTTAATGCGGCTATATCTGCCCAGAACTCTTTGTTAAGGGTTGGTGGCCTTATAGTTGATAGAAAAGAAGTGCTATTCGGTAAAATAGATCAAATGAGTAGAGAAGAGGTCGAAGGTAGATTAGAGCAGTTGTTAGGTGGTGCTATGGCCAAACAGTTAGTAAAACAAAAAGAATTAGAACAAAAAGAGAAATCAGACGGTAAAGTGTATGACGATCATTCATTCCATAGAACGCCCCTTGAAACAAAGCAAGATAAAAACAATAGCAACTAATAACTCTAAAAACATAAGGCACTCCAATCAGATATATCGTAAGGGGAGAGAATTATGAAAAAATACAGAAAGAAGTGCCTAATCAACATAGTATGTGCTTTACGGTAATTGTGCAACATATTTAGATAATCCTTTCCACCTTAGTTTAGTAGTATTATACCAAAAGGCTTGATCATAGTCTTTTGAGCCTGGTTTATAGACCAAAAAGCCAAACTTAGAGTGTGGATCTAGGTTTGGGTCAAAGTAAGCTGATACTTCGTCCCAGGATACCAGTTTGATACGGTATTGTGGTTTATTCATTTATGTATAAGTATGTTCAAAAACTTTCTTTCCATTTTTGTCTGTAATCAGATAGTATATTTGTTCGTTTTTTTCAGAAAGCACCTCATCAATCACACCCTCTTTATAAAGTTTTTTTAATTCTATATCACTTTTAGCTTTAATATTTATTTCGTGTAAGCTAGTTATTTTGGTAATCTTATAATTATTTTTCATTTTTTATCTCCTCTAGATCTTCATGATCTGGTAATTCTGCTATTAAATGATGTGGAAAGTCGTGCTTGGTAGTAAACAGCTTTACACTTCCGTCTTTGTTAGTAAGTTCGTTTCCATTTTCATCTAGTTTATAGAATTGAATATCCCATAAACCTATATCTAAGTTATTGTTATTGGCCATTAGATATCTCCTCTATATAATAATAAATCTTTAAATTTGTAATAAGCTATAGTCAATCTTGCTTTTAAAGTTCTGCTATTTTCATAATAACAGGCATGACATAAGACTTCGTATGGGTGGCAATTTACATTTTCTTCCCAGTCAAAGTCACCTTTACAATATACTTCTCCTTCCCATCTTTGTATAAGACCACACTTATCACAACAAGTTAATTCTGAAAAATCATCTAGTAACTCTTTTTGTTTGCTACTCAACTTGTGATAATAATTATTATAAAGCTGATCAAAACATTCATCATATTCACTCATCTTTTATCCCCTCTACTTTATAGATTTCTTCTTCATCTCCACCATAATCCAGACCATTAAATGTAAGTCTTTCGTTGCCAGGATCATAGCTTCCTTCATCAACTATTTCACTAGCTTCTTCTTCTGATTTAGCTTTAACTTCTATTTCAGAATATCCAATCCATTTTGTATACACTTTATATTTCATTTTACACCTCTTCTAAATCTTCTACAGTCATATCTTCACAAAGATATTCCAAAGGTTTTAATCTACCCTTAAAATAAAATTCCTTTATAGTTCCATCTTTGTTTAAAACTTCATTTCCGTCCTCATCAACTAGACAAAAAGTTAATCTATTTATAGCTACATATAGTTCTTGTTCTTTAACTGTCATCTGACACCTTCTCAACATTACTACATTCCCAATCTTTTGAAGCGTCATAACCAATAGAAAATTGTAATTCTTTATTAGCTAAGTCTTGTGCTTCA